TAAACTCAGTTGTGGCCAGGCTACGCAGGCTCAACAGGATTTCCTGGTCAATTTCAGCTGTAATTTCTTGAGCCAAAGCTGCCATGATTTCGGCTTCTACGTCGATACCATGCATTGCTTGTGCGTCTTGAGCAGCTTCAAAAGTCCAACGAGCTTGTAGCTTACGTGTCTTAGCTTCAACAGCTTGCTTCAAGATTTGTACAGAGATCTGACGACCACCGTTACCTTCAAGTGTTGCTGTCTGTGCACCACTATAACCTTGTGCAGCGGTTTGTGTTGTTGCTGCGTTATCAGCACCACGAGCGCCTGCTGAGTAAGCAACAGCGATCTTGAATGGTGACAGTGCTTCTTCACCAGCTACAACTGAGGTTGCTGCTGCTGATTGGTCTGTCATTGTGCTGGCATAACGTACACGCAGAGTGTGAATCTGTCCAACTGGACCTGTCATTGGCTGAACACCTACCAACTCGTTAGCGATAACTGTTGGCATAACACGTCGAATTACTGGCAGAATTACACGATTCAATGTGGCGATATTACCTGACACAGTTGAACCTGCACTTGCGTTTTCTTTCAAATATCTACGAGTGTTTTCTAAGATCACGCTCATAGTGTTGCGGCGACTGCCTTTCAGACCTTCCATAAGGGCTTCTTTGGTTTCGTCCCAACGGCCTTCTAATAGTGCTTGTGACATTTAAGTCTCCTTTAATTAAAGACCTGCCAGGCGCTTGATGTCGATCACGTTGGAACGGTCTTCTTCTTCTGCGGCCTTGACGGTTTTATCACCAGTTACTGAACGAACACTCTCTGAGACCATTTTACGTGTCTTGGGTTGTGCATCATTTAGTACTGCTGGTAGATACTTCTCGAAAGCACCTTTCAAACGACTTGTTTGAACGCTTTCTAACAGATTTTGCATAACTTCACGCTTTTCCTCATTTAGAGGACTCAGCAATTCTTCCATTGTGCTTTGACGCAGGTTGGATTCTTTGATTATGCGAATCTCTTTCTCTTTGGTTTCGACGATGCGATTCTTTGCTTCGACGATTTTTGTGGCTTCCTCAAGCTGCTGATTTTTTCTAGCAATCATTCCACTTAGCTTACGGATTTCTGCATTCTCGTTGAGATATGTTGATCCGAACTCTGAGGCGTATGCTTCAAAAATCTTACGACCAAAGTTGTTCTCGCGAGCAACTTTAATGTCTTCGTGCAGTTGATTCATTTCTGCCTTTAGATGCTTGGCAACTGACTTACCCAGCTTGTCAGCACTTTCTTTTACGAAACGTGCTTTTAGCTTTTCAAGTTGACCACGGGCTTCACGAACTAGACGAACTTTTGTTTCAACAACATCACGCTTGTCTCGTGCGAATTCCATAATCTCTTCAGCCAGCGCACCCACAATGAAAGTTTCTAATTTCTTAAAACCTTCTGAGTGCATTTTGCGATCTCGACGCAGTTCGCCAATTTCTTCTGCCAATTTAGAAACCATAAAGTCGTTGAACTTTGTGCTGCTTTCTGTCATTCGGCGTCGGAATTGAACACGATCTTCTGCTAGTGATTGCTTTTCGGCTACCACTGCTTCAATCTCTGTTGCGAGACCTTCTGTTACCATGCGATCTAGGGCTTCCACCATTACTGTTTTGTCATGCTCATAGCGTTGTGCAAACTCTTCGCGGAGTTCTGCACGTAACTGTTCTCGAGCTTCTGTTAATTTTGATTCCCAAGCTTCGTTGAGATCTCGACCAACTTCCTCGTTTATGAGTCCGCTATCTAGTAGTGGCTTAATAGCATCAAACATCTATTTCTCCTAGATTTTGAGATCTTTGATGAGGCGTTTTACTTCCTCTTTCAAATATCTCTGTACTTTGTTATCCGACCCAGCACCTCTTGCCATTTCAAGTACTCGATGACCATTTTTCATGTTCATCAAGCCTTCGTAAATTGCTTTGGGATATGCGCCTGGCGCACTGGGTTGGGCAACCACATCAACAGTGACTATTTCAAAGTCACTGACATGTCCGTTCGCTTCGTTAACGTTTCCGCTACCTCGGCTAGAAACTCCTAATTTAACACCACTTTCTAACATGGTGCGTACCAAATTACCCATTGGCGTGGGAAGTATTTTTAGTTTACCAAAACCGTTGGGGCCATCCATCCACATTTGTATGATCATATGGCTTACACGATCTAGGTTTACTTTGAGATCATCCGGGTGATCAACTTCTCCCAATACAGAGTAGCCGCCTGTAATTTGTTCGTTCAGTGTTGCCACTGCTTTCTCAATTTCATTCACAGGGTAGACTCGCTCATTGGCATTTTTGACACCGCCTTGGATGCAAATGCCTTTCATGTAAAGATCCTTACCTTCTTCGCTGCCTTCTACAATAATGCGAGCAGCGTCGAAAGTAAGATTTTCACGGAGGTAAAGAGCCATTTACCGGGATACCTTAGTTAGTCACAGACTTAGTATTAACACCTGTGGCCTGTGCCAAGTGTGGCTTGGGAGCAGGAGTAGGTTTCTGTGTTGATTGTGCTGGGCTGTTACCAACTTTGCCAATCAATTCTTTTGTGCCCGGAGCTGGACGACCATTGCCACCGTCGCCATCACCTAAACGGTTTGGCTTTGCTGCCATTCCTTTTGCGCCACTGTTAGCAGCTACTGGGCTTTTTGCATTTTGACCGTTGTCGCCGTGTGTTGGCTTTGGAACAGCTTTCAATGTAACAGCTTCAAACATGCCTTCAGTTTCTAGCTCGTCATCAACAACTTCTTCGTCGTCCATGCCGTCGCCAACTTCCATGTCCATGTCCATGTCCATTTCTTCGTCGCCTTCGCCTGCTTCGTCGCCCATTAGGCTTTCAAATTCAGCCATTAGTTCGTCTAGCTTGTCTTCAAGATCAACAACACGATCTTCAAGTCCGGCATCTTCTTCGTCATCACCAAATTCTTCGTCAGCAAAGCCGTCACCGTCCATGCCGTCGTCCATTCCACCGTCCATACCCATTTCGTCGTCTTCCATGGAGATGCCAGATTCTTCTGTTTCAATGTCGTCAATTAGACTGGCGGCTTTGTCGCCGCCCATCATGTCGTCATTTTCTTCAAGTTCTTCTTCATCTTCCATCATTTCTTCATAGATGGCGCGGCTTTTTTCCACAACTATATCATGGAACAGCTCACGTGCTTTTGCTTCGTCATCATTGATGACGTATTCAATTAATTGTTCAAACTTATTCATGAGGACCTCCGTTGTAATGGCTCTGTACGATATTTACATACAATGTAATAATCACACTAGATAACGGTGGTTTTTTGGTGGTTTTGTGAAATTGCTTAGTGAAACTACATCATTGGTTGTGCCGGAGGGGCATACATAACCTTGACTTTTTTAAGTTTTTCTTTGAACTCGTATTCTCTAACGTCCTGCATTTTTCTCAGCTTGTTAAGTTGTCGCAAAGTCAGTTTGGTTTTACGCAGTTCACCCAGGCGAGGCTGGGTGTTGTCTGCTTGTACGTCCTGATAAGCGCCTGGCTCACGTTGGTAGAGTTCGTTTAGTATCATACGGATATTTATGCCGCGCCTGGTGTAGGTGGTACTACAGCGGCTCCAGGTTGTCCGCCAGGCGGTACTGCTCCTGCAGGTCCTGCTCCAGGAGCGCCAGTTTCTGCACCAGGTTCTCCCAGTGTAGACATTTCTTGACCCATTGCAATATCGCCTTCAAAATCAGCTGGGTTCACCCCTACGCCACGTAGATCAGATCCAGTGGTTCCAGCAGGTTCTGCTTGATCACGTTCTTCGTGCCATAGTTCTTCGTTTTCTGCAATCTCTTCTTCAGTCAAGCCCAAGTAGCGTTTTAGCAAGAAACGCTTGCTCATGTAAGGTATTTGCTCCAGTGCTGTATATGTGGTCACTCGAGTTGTATCCAACTCTGCTTCGCGATAGCTGGCAAAGTTTTGTGGCGGATTAAACGCAATTGAGAACAGGCCGCTGTCAATATTAAAGCCTCTCCAACGCATAAACATCTTGAATTCGGTGTCCAGCTTTGTTATGATTAGTCGTTGCAGGCGTTCGCAATACTGGTTAAAACGGTATTCTTGTATTAAGGCAGTTCCTACACGACCGTCGTTCATGGGACGATCTGAGTCGTCTGGGCCAGTTGGCAAATAGCTTGACGGCACACGCAAGCCACGGCACATCTTGTTGTTGAAGTATTTCAAGTCATCAATTTCGCCCAGGTTGCTGCCGCCTGGCAATGTCTCAACACTTGATCCGCGACCGTTTTCGCCTTGTGGGAAAAAGTAATCTTCGTTAATGGATAAAGGATTGTAACTACTATCCATAATGTGTTGACCACCACCTGTATTACTGGGAATACGGCGTTGATGTATTTCGTTTTTGACACGTTCAACAAAGGCCATGGCCATATGGCTTGGCATATTACCCACATCAATCTTGAACACACGACGTTCTGGTGCACGAGCTGTACGATAGATCAGCACAGCATCTTCCAACAGTTCTTTCTGTTTGAACACACGGAATATGGTTTCCAGCACACTCATGGAGAATGGCCAGTAGTAATCTAAACCTTCGCTTAGACCCAGGTGTATCACGTGCTTGGCATCTACTACTGTTTCGTTCATTGCAGCACTAAATCTACTGCCCGACCCGCCCTGGCCACCGGCACCAGCATTAGGTGCTGTGTAGTTGTAAGGTGCCACATAAGCACCCGACGGTGCATTAGATTGATAATCTGTAGTGGTCTTGACAGCTATAGACAAGTTCTGAAAGTTGGGATTGATATCGCGAATCACATACTGTTCTGGCCGTTTGCCGTCGCTTTCGTTTACAATGACTCTAGCAACTTTGGTCATGTCAACCCAGTACATTTCAAATGTTTCTGGATCGCGAACAAACACTTGATCACCGTACTTGAGTGTGTTACGGAACATTCTAAAAATTCGTTGATCTAACTTGTTCAGCTTGACCCACTGCTTTAGTTGCTTTTTAATGATGTCAATTTCGTGATCAGTAGGCTTGTCAGTATATTTGACTTGAAATGGCAGGGAATCTTCAGCAGTGGCCTGCGTACAAAACTCTGCTAGGATATCCAAACATGCATTGATTTCGCTGTCGCTATCCATATTTTCATACTGATTGTAGCGTTCAATACGGTTTGGGTGTCCAGAATATACCTCAGGTAGCCGGCTAGCATAATTTCGGTAAGCAACATCAGCATGTCCTCGCATGGGATCACGGCCATCGTTTCGTCCGTATCCAGGAAGCCCGTCAGCACTTTTACCGCTTAAGGGACTAAGTTCTCCGCCTACATTGGCTACTTTGAAATATTTGCGCCAACCTTTTTTATCTGTATCTGCCATTGACTGATCCGTAATTTATTGTCTTGTACTTATCATTATGCAGTACTAGCACTAAGTATCTTGCTTAAATTGGAATTCTGATCTCTACTGAGTGCAACCAATTGACTTAATAAAGTAACTGCTTCTGAGCCACTTACGCCTGCATCCGCGCCACCAGCGGCACCAGCGGGACTGCCACCAAACAATGCTGTAGTAATTGCTGACAAACCGCTGCTGATTACATCTTGACCTTGTCCAGCTAGTCCTGCGGTTGCCGAAGCATAAGATGGTCTTGCTACAGGTGCTGTAGGCGTTGCCAGTGTTGATGCTGTAGGTGATGCACTTGTGCCAGCAGCCAGTGTTCCTGTTCCAGTTAACCCTGCCACTACATCTGGTAATTTTTGACCGCTTTGAATTGCAGCTTGTTGCTTGCGATATTTTTCGGTCATTAAATTGTGAACTTCGGCTATACTGCGTTCACGATTGTTATTTTTTTGGTCGTAATAAATGCTCTTATTAGATGCTGCTGCTGTAGGATCAAACTTTGCTGCACTTTGATTAGGATCTTGATCCTTGGCCTTTAGGAATTTAGTTGCGCCGCCGGCTCCTAAAAAGTGCCCCATGTATAGGTCTTCACCAGAAACTCCGCGACCAAGACCTTTTTCCATCTGACCTTTATTCATCATTGTCAGCTTCTGCATTGCTTCAGTGGCCTTGACAGGATCATATCTTTCAGCGCCAGATCCCTTGCGTCCAGTGACTCCTTCGTAGCTGCTTTCTAAAAATTGAAATAGACCGCCAGCCGAACTGTAATTTCCATTGCTTGAACCTGCTTTGGCATTGGGGTTCCCGCCAGATTCTAACATGGCCACAGTTTTCATGTAAGTAGCCATATCAGTTGCGCCACCTGGTGCACCGGCACTAGCAGTTGCACGGCTACGATTACCTGCTGCGCCTGCATAAAATTGGCTGGGATCAATTCTATTGCCAGCTCTATCTTTCATCTCATGATGCAAATGCGGGCCAGTACTTTGTCCTGTGTTGCCTAGTGTACCAACTTGTGTACCAGCCTTGACCACATCGCCAACTTTGGCCATTGATTTGTCCATGTGGGCCAACATGTGTTTCATTCCAGTAGCAGCATCTTCAATTTCAACTGCATTACCAAAACCGCCGTCGCCCTTGCCTGCTTCTAAGACTCTGGTAATTTTACCAGTGATTGGCGCCATTATCTTATCGCCAATCTTGCCACTCAAATCAATGCCGCCATGATAAGTTTTTCCATCATTGCGAATCATTCCACTGGTCTGGTTCATTTTTTCCAGAGGATTTACAAATCCGGCAGCAATCTGTTTGGCAATTTCTGGACTAACTGCTGAACCAGTTTCACCGTGCGGATGAGCATGATCGTGTGCTGCCAGTGCTGTTTGTGCAGCTTGTTCTCCACTGGCAGCACCGGTGCGTATTCCGCCAACAGCCACTAATTTCTTTATTTCTTCTCTTATCTCTTCAAGAGTCAGTTGTACTTTGTCAGCTCGTGCGTCATCTGGGCGGCTAAAGGCCGGGCCTGCGCCAAGAGCTGCTGTTGGACCAGGAGCTGCGCCAGGAGCTGCGCCTGGAGCTGCACCAGACTGTCCACTTTTAAACGCATTATAGCCACTCTTAACCATTGTTGTAATACCACTAATACCGGCACCGATAACAGTACCAGTAGTTCCTAAAATTTGATCTGCAACTTTGCCGGCCATGCCTTGTTCTTTTGCCGGTTCGCCGTTTAAAGTTTTAGCTTGGGTACCAGTTTCTTTGGCTACCGCAGCTAAAAGATCATCGACAGAATCAGCCACAAACTTAATAGCTGTAGCAGCGGCAGGCATATATTCAAATCCAAGTTTTTGGATTCCGATAGAAAAGTCCTGTAATTTTCTTTGCGCTGCTACTGTTTTTTCAGTTAAATCGTCTCCCTTACCAGAGACAGTATCCGCTTGTTGTTTTTGTATTATTTTTCCATCGCGAATCTGCATAGCCGCTGCATCGCCAAGTTCTTTTACATGTACGCCAAATTGAACTCCCACCGAACCCATTTCAGCAGCTAATGGTAAAGCTTCTTTACCGGCAGCCTGCAGACTGTTTAAGAAAGAGGCCGAGTCACCCTTTGCAGCTTGATTTAATTTGTCTAAGTTGCCGCCAAATGTCAACGCTCCGTCAGTACTAGCTTTACTAGTTCCAATAAATCCAGTTACACCATCTTTCATGGCCTGTGCCACGCCTGGAAACTGTTTGGTAATTGCAGCTACATTCTGCGAATGTTTTTCCATTTCTTCAATGGCTTTAGCATCACCGGATGCTCTTACTTTTTCCATATGTGAACGATATATCAGTTCACTCATTTGGGAATCTTGTTCTTTCTTTAGCTCTTCTTTGCTAGCGCCAGTTAATTTGGTTAATTCGTCAAGCTCAAGCATGTAACGCTGAGCGCCGGATGCCAATACTTCATGACTTTTGCCCTGTGCCAGACCCAATCTAGTCTGCCGTGCAATATAGGTAGCAGTAGTTTCACCAATTTCGTCAATGGTATAACCTAACCTTCCAAGCCCTTGCCCAAATTCTTTTTGAACCATTCCAGCAGTACGACTAAACTTTTCTGCTCCTTCGCCTACACTTCCTGCAAAATTGGCCAACGCAACAGAGTTAGCTGAGATAACTTTTGTATAGGACTTCAGCTGCATCCCACTAGCTAGGAATTGCTCCTGCAGTCCCGACATACCACTGGCTGTTAGACCGCCAACTTTTGAAATTTCTTGGAAAGCGTCAGTTGCATTTTGCAACTGATTAATCATAAACTTACCGGCTTCTGCTGCCCCAGTGAACAAGAATCCTATGGCCGGAATATTGCCCAGGGCTTTTGATGCTGCTTCAATAATAGGAGTTAGTGATTTAAAACCAGTGTCAGCTTCACCTAGACTTTTAGCCACACCTCCGAGACTTTTTACAGTATCGCCGGCACTTTTTAACAGCGCAGTAGGTAATTCGTCACCAGCTTTTTTTAGATTTTTACCAAATTCGTTAATACCAACTTCCAGTCGTTTGAACTGGCCAGACATATAGCCAGTATGTCTGGCCAT